ATGTAAAACAACATCATATTCAGTTAAATTTAGAGGTAACGCTTTCTTTACTATGTTGTCTATGTTGTCAACAATGAATATTTTTATTAACATACCTAATGGTAAATCATCAGAAGTATACATGTCGATAATAGACCATTCTTTAGCAAATCCGCTAACGTCTACATCATCATGTACAATTTTACTTACTTTAGCTTCTATAGATACATCATCAATTTCCCCCATCAATTCAATATCTTTTAAATAAACTTTAGTGTTACCATTTTTATACACCAATTCACTTGGCATATAATTGTTTAAAATCCCTAACTGGTCTTTTTCTTCAGTTAGGGATTTTTGTATATTTTTTAATTGTTTCTCAGAGATGACTATTTTCACAACAAAGTTTTATAATAAATATTACACTTTCTTTGTTTTGGTTTTTGATAACCAAAAATAAGGAGAACTGTATAATTCATCATTATAAACTGATGTGACAATCTTTTTAATTTTTTCTTTTAATATTGGTGATTTAAAATCTTCATTTTGATTTTTCATGAATAGTGTGATTTCAAGATTCATAAATGAGCGTTTATCCATTTGTATACCACTTGTTCTTAAATCTAAATCCACGATTGAATTTCTATCAAATGTTAGTAGGTCCACACATTCTAATAAGTTATGTTGTATTTGTCTTTTTAAATTCCCCGCAACTCGGTCCCAATTTAGTGCATCTTTTTTGGGTTCAACCCATGATTGTATTACTATGTAAATTGATTTTAATTCTTTTGAATCCACTGTACCATAAAAACATTTAGCATTTTCGAAAACATTTAATTTCGAAGTCTTTCCTTTCTTCATTCATTTTTAAATTTCTTTAGTTTATTTGTATTAATAATAAAATATTTTTCCTTACAAGTCAAAACTTGATATAAACGTTTATATTTATTATCATAACTAACATATATGATTATAATAGAAGTAGGAAAAAGAGAAAATATTGACAGAGCCTTAAAAAGGTACAAGTACAAAGTCATTAAGTCAAAACAAATGGACGAGGTACGTAAAAGAAAAGAATTTACAAAGAAATCTCAAAAGAGAAGAAAGAAAATAGAAAAAGCCAAATATATTCAGAAACTAAGAGACCAAGAATATGATTCATAAAAAAAGTCCCCGATTGGGGACTTTTTAATTTTTGTAAGTTTTTGTTATTACTTATTAAACTTTGATAAAATCCAAGCTTTTACAATGTCCCAGTTTCTTGTTGCAAATACACCGAAACAAAATCCAGCCCAAATCTTAAAGTTCATAATCCAAAGTACCAATCCTACAATAAGTCCTAATACTCCTTCAACACCGTTAGCTTTAATCCATTCCTTAACCATGTTGTAAACTTTCTTGATGAATTCTAACACTTTTTTCATAATCCTTGATTTAATTGTGTAAGTTTATAAAGTGATACTAAATCACTTTTAGATTCTGAAATCTTTTCAATAGTTAAATTTATTTTTTCTGTAATTTCAGAATCAGTTGATTCGTTCAGGTTACTTTTCAGTTTACCTAAAACAGATTCTTTTAATTCTTCATGTTTTGTTTTAACTTCTTCTTTTGTTAAAGATAAAAGTTCTTTAAGTTCTTTTTTCTCTTCCTCAGTAATATTTTCAAATTCTTTATTAAATGAATTTGAAGCTATTTTTAACATTGATGATAATGGGATATTAATAGACTCAGTCATTACAACATTTTCTTTTTCAGTTGTAATTAAGTTTTTAATGTTTCTTTTTGATTCTAAAACATTTTCTAAATTTTTTATAGATTTGTTGTTATATACAACGTTGTCTATATCTGAGTAACTACTATTAACTTCTTCAGATAATACTCCGTCAATCCATTCTGATAATGATGAAATTTGTTTTGTATTTTTTTCTATTAATTTTTGTAATTCTTCAATAGATTCATTAACATAATCTGAGGCAATTTCTTTGTCTAAACCCTTTTTAGAAGATAAGTCATCATAGATATAAAAAATCTTAGATATGTCTTTATTTTCTAAAATATTTTTTTTGAAGTTTTTCATGTGGTTTTTAAACTCTTCTTTACCATAGAGTTTTACCATAGACTCTTCAATTTTAGTTTTAATTATTCCGAAAGGTTTCATAATATTTTATTTTATAAATATTACTATTTCAGTAACTCGCCCAATTTATCATCTATTTCACTTAACGACTTCTTACCTTTTGATAAATCTAAAGTATCTAAACCGTTAATCATATCATCTTCTAATATAAGATTTAAATCATTCATCTTTTTAGATTCAGGTGCTAATTCAGGTGCTGGCGCTGCTTCAGCTCCACCACCTAAGTCAGGTGCGGGTTCAGAACCACCTCCTAAGTCTCCACCTAAGTCACCACCACCTAAGTCTCCAAATCCTGTATCTGCAGGTTCTGTTACTTCACCCTCAGGTGTTGCACTTCCACCTTCACCAGGTTTGTTACCGTATAACTTATCAATATTGGCAAATATACCTGTCTTAGTGATAACTTCACCAGTCTTTTCAAGTTCAGCAGCAACCGCCTTTTCAATTCTCTGTTGTTGAATATCCAATTTAATTTCTTCATCTGAGAATCCAAGAATATGTTTCTTAGCCCAAGATGATGAAACAGGAAGAATACCATTACCAGGGTCTGTTGTTGCATCACGGTAAAGTTGAATCTTAGCTTGCCATTGTTCAACCTTAAGAAGGTCGGCTTGTGTTGATGGATTAGTAAGTCCTAATGTGAAATTGTTAAGTTCATCCTCAAATCCTAAAAGGTAAAGGTGAATAATAGCAATTTTATTTAACTCCTGAATCATAGATTTTTGTATTCTATTGATTGTACGAGCAAATCTAATGTCCTGTAATGACAGGTTCTTACCATCACCAACAACTTCTTCAAATCCTAAAAAGGCTTTAGGTACACGAAGTGCTGTAAGTAGTTTTTTCTGAATATACTCAATATCCGCAATCTCCGCCAAGTTTTGTGCACCTGGTAGTGTGTCGATTGGGTTTGGTGCGTTAGGGTCACGAACAGGAATAAAATAGTCTTGGTCGACAGCCATTTGGTTATATCTTAAATCGACATTACCATTTGACGGGTCAACAATTTGGTCTCTTTTAAACTTGTTGGCGACTCGGTTTACGTATGGTTCAACATCTTTGTCGTCCATATTACCAACGTATATTTTAAACACCCTTCTTTCAGGTGCCCTCGATGTTCTATAAATTAACATCGCATCCTCAGCTAATAATAACTGTTTCCAAATCCTTCTGGCTTTTTCTAACATAGAAGTTCCATAAGGAAGTTTTCGGTCATCACCCAATAATCTAAAGTGGGCAATTTCCCATGTGTTGAAATTCATATCTTTGTCTTTCCATACGAATTTCAAGGCATCGTTTTCAGTAGTAGTCGTAGTCTTACTGTTTGGTGAATACTTCATACCTCTTTCCAAACGCTCAATCTGAATGTTTGGAAGTTGTTGTCCACCCATAATACCCTTTTCAGGGTCTAATTTTAAGTAAACAAAATTGTCTCCAAACTTACAAGTATTTCGAGTCCACATAGGTAAGTTAGTATTAATATCAAGTCTATTGTTGAACAAGTCACCAAGAACTGATTTAATACGTTTACTTTCTGAATAAATTTGTAATATAAATCCATCTTCATTTGTTGTTGTTGATTCTTCTGCGTAGATGTCAAGTGCTGCAGATATTTCAGGAGTATATTCCATACTCTCATAATCATAATACGAAGCCAACCTCGTTGGTTCATAATATACGGCTTGAGTATATAGATTGTTTTCAATCTTGGTCCATTGTTGTCCCAAGTATAATGATTGCTGAGCTTGAAGTTTTTCTCTCTCGTACTCTTGTTTGTTAGGTGTCTTAAGAAGTTCTTTCTTATCAAACCTATAAACAGGAGACTGTTGGTCCAACGTAGAATCAGGACCAAATACTTGACCCAACCTCTGCCATATAGTTAAATTATTATCTGCCATTCAAATACTTTTTACATAAATAGTATTAAATATTTAATTAAATTAAATATCACTTACCGAATAACCATAAATACTTCTCATAATCATTTCTGGTTGGGTTCGGATTTATACCACGATTAGTGTTGTGGTTCGGCATAACAGGTAAAGAAGGATTAAAATCTTGTGACTTATCTTTATACTCATTTGTGGAAACAGCCCAACTATCAATCATAGCCTTAGTCTGTTCTGTAACCTTTTCTAATTGAGTGAAAGAATTTTCACCCACATATATTGCCATGGCCATCGCCATAATAAGGTCGTCATGTTGTCCTTTTTGGTGGTCAGGTCTCCCATTAACATAAACAAAAGTTCCCAACTCATTAAACAATCTCATTGAACGTACTCTAAAGTCGTGTCGTAACGCTTCCTCAAACGATGCAATAATCTGAACACGTTTTGAGTTAAAGTTTAACCCAGGTATCTTTTCACGCATTTTAGGATTATACTTCCACTTATCCGCAGCATTCAACCCATCAACATATAAATTTTTATATCCCATCTCTTGTAATTTACGAGATGTTGATACCCCCATACCACCAGTAATATCAATAACAATAAATGCAGAATACATTGTAGCCCATTTAAACGCAACCTCAGCAGCAACATCAGGTGGTATCTTTCCGATGTATTCTAAGACCTGTTCTCTCTCATCAAAGTCTATAATCGTAAATGTGGTAAAGTCCTCACTATCACCACGAGAAACGTCAATACCCATAATATATTTGTGACCTTGTATTGGCTCTTTCCACTGCCATATGGCACCACCCATAAATTTGTTTTCAGGTTCACATATATCATTATCCTTCATACGGTCCATAGTATCCTGAGGAATTACATTATCCCCTGAACCTAAGAAGTTACACTCCAATTCCTGTGCAATTTTTCGTCTGTCAAATTTTAATTTCTTTGACATCTTCTCAAACCACGTAGAATATGGTTTGTATCCATCTTCAAACTTTTTACTTATTTCTTTGAAGTCCCTTTTCATTGGGTCCACATCAGAATAGTCTAATATAATCTCATCATCGTTATAATCTTCACGATTTAACATATAATGAACAATATCTTTTACCTTAATAAGTTTTAAGTCATCGGCATATCGGGGGTCACGATACCAAAACATTTCAGTAATTTTGAAATCGTTCATACCCTTCATGGATTGATTATATATTGAATAATAGATTGGGTCGAATCCGTTAGGGGTAGATATAACAATTACTTTACCTCCCGTAGAAAGAGATGCCATACAGGCAGACCAGAAGTCATTGTCCGCTTCAATAAACGCAGCCTCGTCAAATATTAGGATAGTAGGAGTATAACCACGAAGTGCATCTTTTGATGTTGCAACAGCTTTTACCTCACACCCATTAGATAATTTAAAGTGTCTTTGTGAATTCTTTTCTACAGAAAAACTAATACCAAACCATGACGGCCATTGGTCCACAAAAGAACGAATCTTATTCGCCATTTCTTGAGACGTATCAAGTTTGTTAGCAATAATAAGAATCTTTTCTGGTTTTGTTTTAGGGGCAGTTACTAATCGTTTTGAAACCCATGCTGAGGTAACTGTAGATACACCTGCCTGACGATACTTTAAGGCGATGTTCTCCTCATGAGTGTCGTAATCATTAATAAGACTAACTTGGTCGGGAAATAGTTCTAATGGAACGTATTTAGACTGAGTGTTATCGTAGGTTTGTAGATAGGTCTTTAAAGCGTATGGGGTATCTTTTACGCAACGTGCATATTCGAGTATTGCCTGTTCTCTTGATAAACCCATATTGTCATCACTTTATTTTTTATTCGGCAGGACCAATACCTAAACCATCTAAGAAATCATCTAAATCAAAACCTTCATCCTCATCGTCATCTCTAAACTGACCCATAGATTCTTCGTATTCCTCATCTTTAATTTCTTGTATGATTTCATCAACCATGGCTCTAACCGCCTTTTTACCATCTTCACTACCTGAAAGTATTTCTTTAGCCAATTCAAAGAATTGTTCAGTACTCAATGCTGAGAAACGAGAGAATAAATAGTTTTGAATTTCTCTCATATCATCTTCAAATAACTCATCAGGATATACCTCTAAGA